AACATTAATTACAAAAGCATCTTTAATTGCCATTGTATCTCCAATCATTCTATATTGATTAATATATGTTTTAAGATTTTTCTTTAATGAAGAAGATGATGTTTTTAATTTACCATTTTGATCCTGTGATAAAACATATAGATCTAATGAACTTAAATTTTCATCTGCTTTGGGTTTTTGAACATGAGCCTTAGATACAACACCAAATTTAGAAGGCATACTTAAAGCACGAACTAAATAATCATTTGCTGTTACGTTTCTTAGCTGAGATGAATACTGTGATATAGTATTTTGTCTAATTTCTTCTACTGTATCCCCATCTTGACCACCTGAAGCTGCTGTTTCATTATTTGTAGCTAAAGTTCCAAATATATAATTTGCTGTGGTTGAATTTAATCCTGTTTTATTAAATCTAATTGTAGATGTATTTAAGGATGTAATATTATTAGACGGAATATTTGCTTCTACTCCCCCTCCTGTATAGTATCTTATAGTTAGAGTAGTATTTGAAGGGGAAATACCATAAGTATTTGTAAAAATAAAGTTAGTAGGGTTATAAGCGGTTGTTAACTTATTTTTTTCAAACGGTAACCCAATACCCACATTAAAAGGATTAGGGGTTACTTCTTCATCCGTAATATTGGGGTTACCTGATCCAAATTGGATTTGCAATGTATTTTCATTTATAAAACGGGTAGCAAATCTACGTTGGACTTGTTTTGTTTTTAAAATATAGGGAGTATCATCACTGTTTTGGGAATTATTTGGATCATTTACATTAGTATTTTTTATACTATCATATACCATATCTTGTGCTAAATGATCTACTTCATACCATTCATTACCGTCACTGTCAAAACAATCTATAATACCAGCTACATTGTTAGTAGAAATTTGAACAGTTGGATATTCAGTAGGAGCACCAAAAGAAAAAGTTGTGGAGTTAATTGTACCAGAAATTGCTTTACGTTTCTTTTTAAGTAAAAAATATGTAGGAGAATTATCTGATACTTGAGATACAGTTACTGTAGTTGGATCTAGTGAATTAGATACTGCAAAGTCAATTGGATCTTCAATTGTGAATTTAACTGAGGAATTGGATGTTGAAGAAATTTGGGTATTTGCATCTATATATAATGAATAATCATAATCAGGTACTGCTGTACCATTTATTTGTTTAGCAGGTACTTGTTGATAAAAATCTAATTCAGTTGTTGATAAACCAGTTACTTTTGGTTTATAATTAAACATATAAGCAAGATCAAATATATTTGGGGTTTGTTTAGAATACTGTAGGAAGTTTTCCTGGATTTGGTTGTCAAGATAAAACGACATCACATCTCCAACATATGCTGCCATTTCCATAAACATTACACCAGGTGATGAAGCATCAAAATCAGTGTAAGTAGTAGGGAAATATGTTTGAGCATAGTTAAGCAAATCTGCTCTAAATCCAGCAAAGTCTTTATTTAAATAATTTATTTCTCTATTAATTGCCATTATACAAAGCTTAATTCTACTGTGTCATTTATATCAGTGTTAGCTACAAAATATTTTATGCTAACTTTGATGGTATTTCGATCATGATCTGCTATAACCTCTACTTCTTCTACCACTACACGTGGAAAATAAGTAGCTAATTTTTCTTGTACATCTTCTTTTAAAAAATCAAGATTATCATCTGTGATTTGTGTAAAAATATATTGTCTTAAACCTGCCCCAAATGTGGGATTTCCAGGACGTTCACCTGGGTTGGTTAAAAAATAGTTTATAAGGTTGTTTTTTATAGCATCCTTAGTTTGATAATTTGGACGAAATGCAACTTCACCATTGAATGGTAAATCAACACCTATGGCAACTCGTGCTTTAGTGTCGTTTGGAAATATTTGCTTTGCCCCAAATGCCATTATCCTCTATTCATTAAACCCATAATTTGATCCATTGATACATTACCTTCAGGTAATTGACCATTTGGTCCTGCAGTATCAGTGTTTGTAACTCTTAAGGGTTGTGCAATTTGTGATGTATTAAAAGAAGCAGCTGTTTCTCCTAAAATATTTTTATAGCCTTCTCTTAAGTTAGCTTTAACTTCTGAAGATACTGGAGTTTTAGATGGTTGGGTTTCTTGAATAGGTTGTTTATTTGATTTTACAGCCTCTAAAAGAATTTCTTTTAGCTCATCTTGGATTGCTCCTTTTACTTCTTCTCTAATTATTTTTCTTAATATGTCTAGTTTCATAATACGAATATAACGTTATTTATAAATATTAAATTAAAATGCTTTTAAATCGTTTGATTGGATATAATATGCTAATTCATTTATTAGTATAGTATCTTCAGCACTAAATGAAGGGTCTCCTTTTACTATTACAATTCCCTGGGAGTTTTTACCTACAGCTTGTCTTCGTTTTAAATTCCCAACTGCATTTTGGTCTATAGTTTGTACTTCTAAAGTAAACCCATTTATTTGGTTTGTAGCTTCTACAGCATTTTCTCCAGCTTCTTTTTCTAATTCCCTTAATCCTTCATTAATTTCCTCTAATCCTGTAGTGCTATCATCAGGGGTACATTTGAATATTAAATTATCTACTGCTCTTAATATTAGTAATAGAATAATCAAAGCGGCTACTAAAAATACTAAAGCTACTAATAAAGATATATTTAATTTTTTGTTATTTTCAACAAATTCATCTAATACTTTTTTAACCGCTTCTAAATTGGAAATTAAAGAGAAAGGTACACCTACACCAGGTGGGACTGCTACAGGGAAGGGTAAATTTTGAATTTGGAATTTTATACCACGTAATTGGGTAGCTATATAAGTAAATAAAACAGCTAGAGCTGTATTTACTGCTACCATTACATATATTTGGTTTAATTGTCTTACAATTTTATTTCTTCTCCTTATAACTTGTTTTAATTGGTCAGGAGTAGGACATATAGCTTTTTTTAAATCTGCTATTTTTGTTATACCAAATATTAAGAGTAAACCTATAACTAAAGGAAATAATTTAAATAAAATAGTGTTAGTCATCTTTTGGATTGACTTACGTCTAACTACTATAATTTTATCGGGGATTGATAAGGCTATGTTTTTAGCTTTATCTATATTTTCTTGTACTTCTCTTCTTAACTCATCGGCAGCATATTGAGCCGCTTTATCTATATTAATTAACCCTTTGGTTTTAATATCAGTTTTTACCATTCTTTCTCCAGTTAATACTTGGAGATCAGTTGGTACAAATTTGGGTGCAGTAACTAATAGTTGAGTTTGGACTAATGCCTTTTGATTATAAGGTAAAATTGGTATACCTAATTCTATAGTAAACTGACCTTGGTTATCAGTTTGGACTTGTTTACCCGTTGCAAGTACAGGAGTTACTTTTGCTTTAGCTAAAGGTGTACTTGTTGTTTTATCAAATATTCTCCCTTTAACTTGATACTTTTCAATTATTGGGATATATTCTTTTAATCTATTTTCTATTTGTTCTGGGGATAGTTGTTCTTTTGTATCTCCAGCTACTTTTTTTAAATTATTTATATCAAGATCAACCCCAATAGCTTTTTTACCAGCTTCAGTTTTAATAAATTCAACCGCTAACTTTATAAGTTCTTTTTCTGTCATTATACAGTTTTAGTTACCTTAGAAGTAAATTCTTCTGCTTCAATTGATTTAATAAACTTATTTAAACTTTCCAATGCTGTACCTGCAGCTCCAGAAGCAAGGGTGAGTGAGGGTTCATTAGTTAAAGCTACCATTACTGAAATAAGATCACTTGTTATTGCTTTAAGTTGTACCATAAAAGTATCACCTAAAATAAGAGGTTGTTTGGCATTGCTAGCACCTAATTTTAATTCTCCACTCTCAATGGACATACTACCACTGGTAGATAAACCTATACCTTCATTAGCCGATAATGATATTACTTTTTGACCCGATATTAAGACACTATCTTTAGTAGAATTAAGTAATATACGTTCTGAGTTGAGTACTACTTGAGCTCCTTTATATGAGTTAGGATATTCTGGGGCTTTTTCTAGGCCTGTATAATTAGTGGAGGCAACTTTTATAGGGATAAGTTGATTAGAAGTAAGATAAATTGAAGATAAATCTTTATTAATATTATCTACTATAGGTAACCAACCTTCATCACTTGAGTCTGTAGGTTGACCATTACGTAAAATAGTAATTGGATTGCCTTCTTCTCCATTTTCAGACCAGTTGTTTTTATATAAACCTTTAGAACGTGCAGTTGATCCCAATCTGATTGAGTTTCCAAATCTACCCTCAAATATATTATCACCTACAAAAGGTAAAACAGGATGAATATTAGTACGTTCTATAAAAGTACCCCCCGTTGGGTTATCACCTTGCAAATTTATTTCAGTTGATTCATCATCTACTCTACGAACTGAACCTCCTTCTATAGATTGGTAATCATTTTTCTGTTCTTCATCATCTACCCCATCAAATATATTTGGGTAAGCATTATGGTGAGGGTGATTCCAAATGGAAATAGCATTTAAATAATAGTATACTTGAGAGGAACTTTGTTTACCTATCTCAGTATCTGGGAGGTGTAAAAGTAAAACTATTTCATTTACTAAGGGGAATGATTTTAATTGGGGGAAGAATGGTTTTGCTATGGGTTTTTTTATAGATTTAGGAGAAGGGGTATTAATAGGTTCGAATTCAATAGTACCAATTCCATTCCAGCCACCATATTCCGTAAATTTAGGTTGGTTAGTTTCATCTAATATAATATCTGTTACCCTAGCAGGTATTACTTTTAAATTTAATTCCTCAATAGAGGTTACTAAATTTGAAATATCACCACCAGAATTTAAGGATTGACCTAGGTAAGCTAAACCAGTTTTAGTTGGAGCCATCTTCTTGTTTAAAGTCAGAGTTAAGTTTATCTAACTCTTCCATTAGTTGTTGTTTTTCTTCATCACTAATCCCCAATGCATCCTCACCGCTAGAGTTATTAAGCGCACGCTGTACTATAGTTGCCATTTTAATTAATTGTTCATCGTTTCTTACGCCAATTTCTAGGTAATCTTTGATGAGGGGTACAATTAAAGTAGCGTCTCCTATATCTTTAACAAGTGGTTTTAGTTCGGAGATTAAACCAGTAATTTGTTTTTCTTTTTTCTTTTGGTTATCATAAATTTCCCCAAGTATATCGGAAAATTTTTTCTTACCAAATACTACATTATCCAATGCCATGATGTGTTTTATCATAAATATGGATATAATTGAAGTTTAGAATCTAACATAACCATTTTCAAGATAAAAAACATAATTGCTTTTAAATATCTCATGTAATTGGTTAGCTATTTTGGTAATTTTAGGTGTTTTTACATCTACCATTTCACGAATGTAGATATACAATGCTTTTTTATTAAAAACATCTAAATCTTCTCTCTTACGAAATAATTCAAGAATAGCATCTGCTATTTGAGCATCATTTTTCTTAGGAAATAATTCATAAATATTTTCTGTGGTATAATTTACAAAAAAATCTATATATTTATCTAAATCACTTTTAACGGCATCATCTCCCATACTATAAGTGTGGGTTGATCCTTCTTTATAAAGCTCAGATACATCAGTTTTTTGTATTTTTTTACTATAATTTTTAGTGTTATATAATATAAGCCACCGTTTAACTATAGTACCAAAGTATGAATATGCCTTCGCTCCTCGAGTAGGATCAAATAAATGCATTTTAGATAACAAAAATGTTATAATTTCATGTTGGAGATGCTCCAAGTTTTCTACCTCAGTATGGTAGAATTTAAAAGTATGTATAATATTTTGTGTGAGTTTGAAAAAGGGATAGTGAATCTCTTGTTGATATATCATACTACGAACCTCGGAATCTGGCTCATTATTATAACGTACTATAGCTAATTCGGTATCATGAGTAAAATAGTTTTTACTCTTAGGTCTTCTTTTTTTCTTGATTGGTTCCATGTGTTTTTAACTGGCTTTAAATCGAGATAGTGCATTTTGCAACTGTTTTATTTCATTAAAAAACCAACCAATTTCATCATCTGAACTAAAACTACCTCTAGTGTCTAATTCTTGAAGTTTCTTATCTGATTCTTCAATTGATGTTTGAAACTTTTCAATAAACTTTTGTTGTGATACAATTATGTCTTCTGCTTTCTCGTTTTTGATTAAAAGGTTTATGGTCGTATATCCTAAGACTACGACCACTGCACCAAGTATGTATATTATTATTTCTAATGTCATTATAAGCTATCTAACATACTCTTAAGACCTTCACTTTTAACTGTGTTTAGGGCTTTAGACTTTACATTAGATTTTAATTTAGACGACAATGTAAAATTGTTCTTTTGGGGAGCCAAGCTATTTTCTCCCTTAAATTTAGGTAACCATTCAATTTCAAATTCTATACGAGCAGCCATCATATCTGCCTGGTGTAAAATAAATGGTAGAGAAGTACGTGGTTTAGCTTCGGGCATAAATGCTTTAAGATATTTTTCATTTGCTGCATCATACAATCCATCATGAGTCTGGATTGCTAACATTTCATTAAATGTATACTTTATATCATGTTGCTGGAGTAAGAATAGTCCACGATCAGGGACAGAAGCAAAGGCAACTTGTTTATTAAACATGTAATCTTCACCTAATTTATCTTTTCTCCATTGATCGGTCTGGGGGATATATGAGGCATTATTCTCGTCTCCCATTTTACCTAAATCATGATTAATAGCCGAAAATACCAATTCTTCCGTTGTAAATGTACTCATATCACAACCAAATTCAGCCCAAACTTTATTCATAGATAAGGCTGCTTTAACCACACGATTAACATGATCAACATACCCTCCAGGAAATGCACTATGGTACTCTTTTTTATGAGCAGCAGGCATTAAAATAATACGGTCTTCATATTTTTTATAGAAATCAAGTAAATGTTGTTTA